GTTAAAACTGCAATGGTAGGGTCAGTAGAACTGTCGGTAAGTTTGGTAATAGTTCCGTCCAGATATTTAGGTATATGGGAAGAGGTGTCCGCTCCGTCCATCTGTTCAGTCTCAGGACTGATAAAGTATTCCATCAGTCCACCGTAGTTACCACGAGTAAACGGAAAGTAGATGTTACGGCCACTAACCAACGGGCTGGCTGTGTTATCCACCTCAAACTCAGTCTCCTGACTGATGGACACTGACGCAGGACTCAATACATCACCCCCAGTAAGCATGAACTGGGTACGATCAGAGAACAGGATCAGGTTTCGGTTGTAAGGCAGGGCATCCTTAAGAAATGATACCTTGTTATGACTAGCCCTCACATCCACGGGGTCGGTACCCAGCAACTGGGTTACAGTTGTCCTGAAGAAGTTAAAATACTCTCCAGTTTCAGACATACTAATGTTCTCTCCACTGAGTAACCCCAGCCTGTCCCTAAACAGAACTATGTTGGCTATCTTGGCAGCAACAAAAGAGGGATTGGGGTTGGTAGTCAGATCTCCAGCCAATTTGTTGTCCCAAGTAGCTTTCTCGAAAGTAAAGGCACCACTGGATTCCCTAATTAACACATGAGGCATGGTGGCGGCATCCAGTATGTACTCCAACCCATGCCCTATGGTTTCAGCCCACGTTCCCTCACCAAAAGGTTCATTAGAGGGACTTTTGGCTGTAAACTTAACATAATAATCATCGGACTTGGTTTCTACGTCACCCCTGACCTTAACTATACGTCCATCCCTGCAATACAAGGGAAGCTCAGTAAAGAAATCCACAGTATCCTTGACCGCTTTCATAGCTGCATCACCAAGACCGTCGTGGGTAGTTATCTCAAAGTCAGCGCCATCAGTTCGTCGGATTTCAATGGTTGAACCTTTGACAACGGGAGTTTCAAAGTTTGTAGGAGTTCCTAATGCAACCACAAGCTGTTCTGCTATGTACTCTGTGTCTATAAGAAGGCGGTCTGGCGCATCCGCTCCATCTTCAGTAGTTTTTGTGTAAGTAGTACCATTCAGCTCTATCTTGTAGTCAGTTCCATAGTCTCCCTGCCTAATATAAACATAAGCACGGACAGCACTGGACGAGGCATCGTGATCTGTGGAAGTAGTAGAATCCATAGCCACAGTCTGATCTGTGTCCACAATAAAGGTATAGTCAGCTATGGTAGTGGCCTTGAAAGTGGTAGAGGGAGTTGTAGCTACCAAGTAGTTGACTGAATCTGTAGAAGTGACTGCCTTCTCTGTGCCTGTCAGTACATCAATCACTGATATAGGATCTCGACCTACGTTTAGGGTTCCACTTCCGTCCCCTGTAATAGCTATGGCTGATCCTCCACTTGTGAGGGAGAGCTGGAAGGTATTGGCGGAAGGAACTGGATCCACTATGTAGTATCTCAAGGTCGCGCTCACCTCTGTAGGTAGTGTGCCTGAGGCTGTATAGAGGCGCACCGCTTCTCCAGCGACAAACCCGTGAGCTGTGCTTTCAAATGTATTAGTAGTGTTATCAGCTTCAAAAGTCTTCCACTCAGAGTTACGAACTGTGACCATGTACCTCTCACTGGAGTCCCGATTAAGGGCTTGCGAGAAGATGTCGGTGGGTGCCGTTGGGAAAACCTTGGCTATATGCTCGGTGGGATACCGCTTTATGAGTCATTCTACTGGTGAGGAGATGCCATTGATCTGTTCCTCTGCCTGACTTGGGAACCTCTGTGAGTCAGCCTGTTGTGACACACCGTTAAGGAGGTTCTGGATTGCTGTGGTTATCAAGGGCATCTCAGTGTGCTGGCGGTATTATAAGTTTGAACCTTGGGGGTACCTTTTTCATACCTTCCGTCTGTAGTCGTAGAAGTTCTCTACCCATCCGAGCAGGATCTCCGCCTCTAAATGCCCCTGCGTCCTTCTTCTTCTTCTTTTTCTTCAAGTGCCGTAACTTAACTTGTCTATCAAACTCCTGTTCTTCCGCTTCCGCTCGCATTTCCTCACGCATATCAGCGTCGACCTCAATCATCAGCTTTCTTAATTTTGCATCTATAAGAGCATTACGCCTCTTTCTAGGAGTCTCTCTAGCTACATTGGATGTTCTATCTGGCATATCAGTAGGCAGTTGATCTGCGGTAATCACTGATGGTCTGAGCTGGTAGATAAGAATCAAACACTGAGTAGTCTGCTCCTTCTGCATCGTACTCACGGAGGGCAGCTAGAGCTACCATCTCTTCCCTGATGCCTACCTCTGTTAGTTCCTTGGCACCTACCTGTCTGTCCTGAAGTACCCTCGCGGCTCTCAAAGAGATATACCTCCGGGCTTTCTCCGGTAGATCCTCCCATGGAAGGAGGGAAACTAAGGTTAACTTTAGATCTGAGGTAAACTCAAAGGTGTTCTTGGATCTATTGAACAGCTTGTTGTTCCTCATGGTGATGTCCATGTCGGTATAAGCACCTACCTTAACGTCCGCGTTAACCACGTTATGGCTGAGGACAATCTCATTAGAGGTGGCGTCAGGCGAGGTAGTTACATCGACTGTGGTGTTGAAATGCCAGCCTTGAGTCTGAACCTCACGGTCTATCTCATCGAGGATCTGCTCTGCTATAGGTAGGTCGCCTACCCCTGAGCTATCTGAAAGGCTGTTTACTGGAGACTCCCCAATAAACGTAAGCATTGTGTTGACTGCTTCTAGCTTGGTGGTCTTTCCCGCTGCCATAAGTACTCCTTATTATATGTTCACTTCCAAATTACAACAAAAAAAGGAGGGAGTCCAGAGTCAGACTCCCCCCTTTGTGTACCCCCCAGCTACTATTAACTGTCGTCGTTATTCATCAGAACAACACCGCACTCTGGGCGTAAGCCGCCATGACCCATGGCGTACTTGGCAACCATCAGGGTGCCTTGACGTTGGATCTGGTACTCACTCTCAGTTGCGAGATCCTGCAACTTAACCGTACCTACTGCGCTCTTGTGGAACACAAGGCCCATAATCTCAGAACCGAAGGTATCGGTGTAAACATTACTTGCATGGTGTCCTGTCTCAGAAGCTACATCATCAGTAGGTAGATGGTTGGTTTTAATAACCGTCACACCAGCGACTTGAGCTACTGTACCCTTGGAGTAAGAACCGGCTCCATCCCAATCACGATTGATTGTGAGAAGGTTGTTACCCGAAGCAGTCTCAGCTTGGATGAGGTTGTAATACCTCTGTGGACTCACGATACAATAACGATCACCAGCAGGAACATCCTTCTCATCGAGAAGTTGTGCCGCTGCGTAAATGGCCTTCGCCAAATACAAACCGTCAGTGTCCATGGTTCCAGCTCCAGTAGAACCTAGGAACCTCTTGTCAGTATCGTCAGTACCAGCAGCACTATATACAGCACTACCGCCCTTACCTCCAGTGATGGTGGCACCTCTAGGAGTGGCAAGACCCCCGCCACTGAAGCCAGCCGAGTTCAAGATAGCAGTCTGGATGACTTGCCTATCGAACTTATTAGCCAGTGCGCTTCCAAGCTCACTTGAGTAGATCGAACGAATATCGTAGTGATTCTTCAGCTCATCGAGATTAGCGATGAACGAAGAAGCCACCAACAATTCGTCGATGTTAATGATTTTCTCAGCGTGTTTGATCTGCTGGATTCCTCCGCTAACGGTGGAGTCAACTAGATCCTCACCCACTACATGGTAAGCGGCGGTTGCCGTACCTGTTACTGGGAACTGAGCCGATTTACCATTGTTAATGGTACGTACCGTGTGAAGAGCCTTCATTACATTCGTTTCTTCGAACGTAGTGAGTACTTCACCCGCGAATTTCTTAAGGAAAATAGCCTTAACGTCGCCTGTGACATTAATTTGGCCTAACCTTGATGCTGCTGCATTAGCCATAATGTAGTCCTTTTGTTAATATTATTTGTCGATCATAAACATCACACAACATAATTTGACGATCATTTTTTCAATAAAATGATTGGCAAACCGTTGGGTGCGAAGGACTAGTTATCCTACCGTGGCAGGGCTAACCAACGTCAACCTTAATGCTGGCTTACTTGCAATAAAGCCCATGTCTACCTATCGGTCAATAGAAAAAGATGCAGAGGAAAGGATGCGCTCCCCTGCATCTTTAGTATAGGCTGCTATAAGGAGGCGGGGAATAGTAGCCTACAAGATACCGTCTGGTGTAGCTGCCAGCTTTCTTTCTACCTTATCTCTAAAGGCAGCATCAGTTTTATACTCAGGTTTAGCCATGTCAGAAATCATCTGACCCTTGGATTCGTAGCCACCTACGCTACTCTTACCTGTTCCAGTTACTAGGCTGGGAGCACCTCCTCCCGCATTAGTGTAACGAGCGTGGAGTCCCTGTAGTGTCAGCTTAATGGTTCCAATGTCAGCGTTCTGGACAGTGTGGTTGTAAGCCTCCACCTCATTCTCTGGTAGGTTCTCACCAGCCCACTCCATCAATCCCCTGTACTGTTCCTCTCCACCAATAGAACCGTAGACATCATCAAGATCAATAGAACTGAGGGCTTCCTGCCCCTTGATAAATGATTCAACAAGTTCAGGGGAGAAATTGTACTTCTCTTGTAGTTCCTTATAAGACTCCTCACTCAGCTTACCCTCGTTATCCATATACTCAGTGCTATACTTATCAAAAGCATCAACACCTATTATATTCTCAACTGCTTCTTGATTAGCCTCGCCCTCCGTTGCTGGAGTTTCCTCTTCTTCGCTTGAAGATGTGCCTAACTTTGATTCCAACTCATGGTAGGACTTAGCCATCTCCTCGATGCTGCTGAACTTCTCTGGTAAACCTTCGGGTCTATCCTGCTGGGTACTCTCTTCTACGGGTGCGTCTGTTCCAGAGGGTGCCTCTGCAAACGCGAATGTTTCCTGATCCATGTATTATCCTTCTTGGGGTTGTTGTTGTTGTTGTTGTGCCGCTTGGCCTGCTGCTTCCTTGGCGATTCCTCCCGCAGCACTGATACCGGGACCAACCGCCTGTTGCATCATCTGGGCTTGCATTGCTTGTTGTTTCTCTAACTGAATCTCTTCTTCAGTTCT